ATGAAACACCGGACCTGGATCACTGAAGCTTTACGTCTTCACTTTGAAGAACATTTACCCCGGGTTGTGGCCGGGCGTCGCCTGGGTGTACCAAAATCAACAGTTTGTAGTATGTTCGTGCGCTTTCGGAGAGCTGGCCTTTCGTGGCCTTTGCCCGCAGGCATGTCGGAGCAGGAACTTGATGCCTGCCTTTACGGACAATTTTCCACGGTACCAGTCGTACGTCCTGAAAGCACCGTTATATCCGAAGCCCCCGTGGTAAAAAAACGTCCCCGGCGGCCCAACTTCCCTTATGAGTTTAAAATCGCCTTAGTGGAGCAGTCACTGCAGCCCGGAGCCTGTGTGGCGCAGATCGCCCGGGAAAACGGAATCAACGATAACCTGCTCTTCAACTGGCGCCATCAATACCGGAAAGGTGGCCTGCTGCCTTCCGGAAAAAATATGCCGGCACTGCTTCCCGTGACGTTAACGCCGGAGCCGGATAATAAAATCCCGGCCCCCGCACAGGAACCAGAGCAGATAAATACACCGTCCGACAGTCTGTGTTGTGAGCTGGTTCTGCCGGCCGGAACTCTCAGGCTTAAAGGTAAACTGACGCCGGCGTTATTACAGACACTTATCCGCGAAATAAAAGGGAGCAGCCACTGATGATATCTCTCCCTGCAGGTTCGCGTATCTGGCTGGTTGCAGGTATCACCGATATGCGAAATGGCTTTAACGGCCTGGCATCAAAAGTTCAGAACGTCCTGAAGGATGACCCGTTCTCCGGACACCTGTTCATCTTCCGCGGACGCCGGGGTGACCAGATAAAAGTGTTGTGGGCTGACAGTGACGGACTGTGCCTCTTCACCAAACGCCTGGAGCGGGGCCGCTTCGTCTGGCCAGTCACCCGTGACGGCAAGGTGCACCTTACTCCGGCTCAGTTATCCATGCTTCTTGAAGGTATCAACTGGAAGCACCCGAAACGAACGGAACGCGCTGGAATCCGCATATAACCCGTTGTAAAGTGAGGATATGGACACCTCACTTGCTCATGAGAACGCCCGCCTGCGGGCACTGTTGCAGACGCAACAGGACACCATCCGCCAGATGGCTGAATACAACCGCCTGCTCTCACAGCGGGTGGCGGCTTATGCTTCCGAAATCAACCGGCTGAAGGCGCTGGTTGCGAAACTGCAACGTATGCAGTTCGGTAAAAGCTCAGAAAAACTTCGTGCAAAAACCGAACGGCAGATACAGGAAGCACAGGAGCGAATCAGCGCACTTCAGGAAGAAATGGCGGAAACGCTGGGTGAGCAATATGACCCGGTACTGCCATCCGCCCTGCGCCAGTCTTCAGCCCGTAAACCGTTACCGGCCTCACTTCCCCGTGAAACCCGGGTTATCCGGCCGGAAGAGGAATGCTGTCCTGCCTGTGGTGGTGAACTCAGTTCTCTGGGATGTGATGTGTCAGAGCAACTGGAGCTTATCAGCAGCGCCTTTAAGGTTATCGAAACACAACGTCCGAAACAGGCCTGTTGCCGGTGCGACCATATCGTGCAGGCACCAGTACCTTCAAAACCCATTGCACGCAGTTATGCCGGAGCGGGGCTTCTGGCCCATGTTGTCACCGGGAAATATGCAGACCATCTGCCGTTATACCGCCAGTCAGAAATATACCGTCGTCAGGGAGTGGAGCTGAGCCGTGCCACACTGGGGCGCTGGACAGGTGCTGTTGCTGAACTGCTGGAGCCGCTGTATGACGTCCTGCGCCAGTATGTGCTGATGCCCGGTAAAGTCCATGCTGATGATATCCCCGTCCCGGTCCAGGAGCCGGGCAGCGGTAAAACCCGGACAGCCCGGCTGTGGGTCTACGTCCGTGATGACCGTAACGCCGGTTCACAGATGCCCCCGGCGGTCTGGTTCGCGTACAGTCCGGACCGGAAAGGTATCCATCCACAAAATCACCTGGCCGGTTACAGCGGTGTGCTTCAGGCCGATGCTTACGGTGGTTACCGGGCGTTATACGAATCCGGCAGAATAACGGAAGCCGCGTGTATGGCTCATGCCCGGAGAAAAAATCCACGATGTGCATGCAAGAGCGCCCACCTACATCACCACGGAAGCCCTGCAGCGTATCGGTGAACTGTATGCCATCGAGGCAGAGGTCCGGGGCTGTTCAGCAGAACAGCGTCTGGCGGCAAGAAAAAGCCAGAGCCGCGCCACTGATGCAGTCACTGTATGACTGGATACAGCAACAGATGAAAACACTGTCGCGTCACTCAGTACGGCAAAAGCGTTCGCATACCTGCTGAAACAGTGGGATCACTGAACGTGTACTGCAGTAATGGCTGGGTGGAAATCGACAACAACATCGCAGAGAACGCCTTACGGGGAGTGGCCGTAGGCCGGAAAAACTGGATGTTCGCGGGTTCCGACAGCGGTGGTGAACATGCGGCGGTGTTGTACTCGCTGATCGGCACATGCCGTCTGAACAATGTGGAGCCAGAAAAGTGGCTGCGTTACGTCATTGAACATATCCAGGACTGGCCGGCAAACCGGGTACGCGATCTGTTGCCCTGGAAAGTTGATCTGAGCTCTCAGTAAATATCAATACGGTTCTGACGAGTCGCTTACGGCTATACGCGCTTTGGCAGGTAATGAAAAATTAATCTGTTAATGAGTCCCACTCCGGTGGGATTTTTTATGTACGGAGTTTATATGACGTGGAAAGACAGACTTCAGGACGCGTCATTTCGCGGTGTGCCGTTTAAGGTTGAAGAAGAAAGTGCGGGAACCGGTCGTCGTGTGGAAACGCACGAATACCCGAACCGCGACAAACCCTATGCCGAAGACCTGGGGAAAATCACTTTCCGCCCGTCCATCACGGCTTATGTGGTGGGAGATGACTGCTTTGACCAGCGCGATCGCCTGATTGACGCGCTGAATAAACCCGGTCCCGGCACGCTTGTCCATCCGACATACGGTGAGCTGAAAGTCTGTGTTGACGGGGAGGTTCGGGTCAGCACATCGAAGAGTGAAGGGCGTATTGTCCGCTTTGACCTGAAGTTTGTCGAAGCGGGAGAACTCTCTTACCCCACATCAGGTGCGGCGACGGCGCAGACGCTGATGTCATCCTGTTCTGCACTGGATGACTGCATCAGTGACAGTTTCAGTGGTTTCAGTATCGATGGCGTGGCAGATTTTGTGCAGAACGACGTCGTCGGTAATGCCAGCACAATGCTTGGGTATGTTTCTGATGCGATGAAAGTGGTGGATTCTGCCGTATCGGATGCCGCCAGGCTGTTGCAGGGGGATATCTCGGTACTTCTGCCGCCGCCATCGTCAGGCAAAAATTTCGTTGAGCAGGTGCAGAAAATGTGGCGTACCGGGAAACGCCTTTATGGTAACGCCAGCGACCTGGTCACCATGATCAAAACGCTTTCCGGTGTCAGCCTCGGCAGCGATCTGCAACCGCGCGGCGTCTGGAAAACGGACAGTAAAACCACCGCCACGGCGACGCAGCAGCGTAACGTGGTTGCCAGCACCCTTCGTACGACCGCAATCAGCGAAGCGGCGTATGCCGTCACCCGATTGCCTGCGCCAACAACTTCCGCGGTGATGCAGAATGCCGCAGTGGAGCAGGCAACAACACCTGCGCAGAGCACTGGCTGGCCTTCCGTCACGCATCCGGCACTGAACAATGCACCGGCGGTGAAAAACACGGTTGACCTGCCGACGTGGGAAGAACTGACTGACATTCGCGACACACTGAATACGGCAATTGATAAGGAGTTGTCCCGTACAACCAGTGATGCGCTGTTTCTGGCGCTGCGCCGGGTGAAAGCAGATCTGAATGCGGATATCAACACGCGCCTTGAACAGTCTGCACGGATCATTCAGCGCACACCGGATGAGGTTTTACCCGCGCTGGTGCTGGCGGCGACCTGGTTTGATAACGCGGCGCGTGACGCGGACATTATCCGGCGTAATGCCATTACGCATCCCGGCTTTGTGCCGGTGATCCCTCTGAAGGTGCCAGTGCAATGAACGACAATGTCACGCTACGGGTAAATGGCCGGGAGTGGAATGGCTGGACATCGGTGCGCATCGGTGCCGGTATTGAACGGCTGGCGCGGGATTTCAGTGTGGAGATCACCCGCCAGTGGCCGGGTGATGAGGGTATCACCACGCTTCAACCGCGCATTAAAAACGGTTCAAAAGTGGAGGTGCTGATTGGTGATGAGCTGGTGATCACCGGCTGGGTGGAGGCGACGCCCGTTCGTTACGATGCCCGTTCGGTCAGCACCGGTATTGCCGGACGCAGTCTGACCGCTGACCTGATTGATTGTGCAGCCGAACCGACACAGTTTAACGGACGATCACTGGTACAGATTGCGCAGGCGCTTGCTGCGCCCTTCGGCATTGAGGTGGTGAACAGCGGTGCGCCGTCGGGTGTTATTCCTGATGTCCAGCCTGATCACGGTGAAACGGTGATCGAGGTGATTAACAAAATACTCGGTCAGCAGCAGGCGCTGGCTTATGACGACCCGCACGGCAGGCTGGTGATTGGCGGTATTGGCTCAACGCGGGCACATACCGCGCTGGTACTTGGGGAAAACATCCTTTCCTGCGATACGGAGAAGAGTATCCGGGAGCGGTTTTCTGTTTACCAGGTGGCGGGGCAGCGTGCCGGAAACGACGATGATTTCGGTGAGGCCACCACAACCGCGCTGCGGGCCCGCACAGAGGACGCATTTATTGCCCGTTACCGTCCGATGTATATCAGGCAGACAGGGCAGGCTACGGGGGCAGGCTGTATTGCGCGTGCTGACTTTGAAGCCCGACAACGGGCGGCGCGGACGGATGAAACCACCTATGTGGTGCAGGGCTGGCGACAGGGTAACGGTACGCTGTGGCAGCCCAACCAGCGGGTGATTGTCTTCGATCCGGTCTGTGGTTTCGACAATACCGAACTGCTTGTCTCGGAAGTCACGTTTACTCAGGACCAGAACGGAACCCTGACGGAAATCCGTGTCGGCCCACCTGATGCTTATCTGCCTGAACCCGAAGCCCCCGGCGCGCGGAAAAAGAAAAAAGCCAGAGTACAGGAGGACCCGTTCTGATGAGGACGATTGAAGCCATGCAGCGACAACTCCTCGGCCTGATTGGGCGGGCCGTGGTGAAAAGCATCAGTGCCGCCACGAAATGTCAGACCGTGGATGTGTCCCTGATTGCCGGTGAACCCAAAGCCGGGGTTGAACATCTTGAACCCTACGGTTTTACCGCAAGGGCAAACAGCGGTGCGGAAGCGGTGGTGTTGTTTCCGGATGGCGACCGTTCTCATGCGGTGGTTGTTACGGTGTCGGACCGGCGCTACCGCCTGAAAGGGCTGCAGACGGGTGAGGTGGCTGTCTATGACGATCAGGGGCAGTCCGTGACGCTGACCCGGACGGGTATCGTGGTGGACGGCGGCGGGAAAACGCTCACGTTTCGCAATGCGCCCAGAGCACGTTTTGAAATGGACCTGGAAGTGACCGGACAGGTGAAAGACCTGTGCGACTCCGGCGGCACCACCATGTCAGCGATGCGGCTTGCCTATAACGGGCATCGTCACAGAGAGAACGGTCAGGGCAGTAACACCGACAAACCTGATAAAGCGATGGAGGCATGATGGAACTGTGGCTGACGGTGAACGGTAAATGCACCTGTGCCAGCGCACCGCTGGAGCCGCTGACCCGCGCTGTGGTGATTTCCCTGTTCACCTGGCGGCGGGCGGAGCCTGATGACAATGCCGACGTCCCGATGGGATGGTGGGGGGATACCTGGCCTGCGGTACAGAATGACCGTTACGGCTCCCGACTGTGGCTGCTTCAGCGCAGCAAACTGACCAATCAGCTGGTGCAGACAGTAAGGGGGTATATCCGCGAATGCCTGCAATGGATGATTGATGACGGCGTGGTGTCCCGTATTGATCTGGATATCCGCCGCACCGGGATTAATGAACTGGGTAACAGTATCACTCTCTGGCGTCGTGACGGACCGGTAATGATTTCTTTTGATGATCTGTGGAGTGCGATAACGCATGGCGGACAGTGAATTTCAGCGCCCGACGCTGGCAGAAAATATCAGTATGCTCCGTAACGATTTATTCGCCAGGCTGGACGTCAGCGACACGCTCCGGCGCATGGATGAAGACGTGCGGGCAAAGGTGTATGCGGCGGCGCTGCATACGGTTTACGGGTACATCGATTATCTGGCAATGAACATGCTGCCTGACCTGTGCGATGAGTCCTGGCTGGCGCGACATGCTGCGATGAAACGGTGTCCGCGCAAGGGGGCCACGGCTGCCAGCGGGTATATGCGCTGGGAAGGTGTCAGCGATGGCCTGAAGGTGACCGCCGGGAGTGTTATTCAGCGCGATGACCTGGTTCAGTATACTGCAACTGCCGATGCAACCAGCTCCGGTGGTGTCCTGCGCGTGCCGATCGCCTGCTCAAATGCAGGCGCGGTCGGTAACGCTGACGACGGTACGGCATTAATCCTGGTCACGCCGGTGAATGGTCTGCCGTCTTCCGGTGTGGCTGACACCCTGACAGGCGGATTTGATACTGAAGAGCTGGAAACGTGGCGCGCCCGCGTCATTGAGCGGTATTACTGGACGCCGCAGGGCGGGGCTGACGGGGACTATGTCGTCTGGGCTAAAGAAGTGCCCGGCATTACCCGCGCATGGACATACCGTCACTGGATGGGAACGGGAACTGTCGGTGTGATGATTGCCAGCAGTGACCTGATTAATCCCATTCCGGAAGAATCAACGGAAACGGCGGCAAGACAACATATCGGGCCACTGGCCCCGGTGGCAGGCTCTGATTTGTATGTGTTCAGGCCGGTGGCACATACGGTGGATTTTCATATCCGCGTGACGCCGGACACACCGGAAATACGGGCTGCCATCACCGCGGAGTTGCGTTCGTTCCTGCTGCGTGATGGTTATCCGCAGGGAGAACTGAAGGTATCGCGTATCAGTGAGGCGATTTCCGGTGCGAACGGGGAATACAGCCATCAGTTGCTTGCACCGGCAGACAATATCTCCATTGCAAAAAATGAACTGGCGGTACTGGGGACGATTTCATGGACGTGACAAACGATGATTACATCCGTCTGTTGTCGGCACTGTTGCCCCCCGGTCCGGCGTGGTCAGCCGGCGATCCGGCGATTGCCGGTGCGGCACCGTCATTAACCCGCGTTCATCAGCGTGCGGATGCCCTGATGCGGGAGCTGGATCCGCGCACAACCACCGAACTGATAAACCGCTGGGAGCGTCTGTGCGGCCTGCCGGATGAATGTATTCCGGCAGGGACGCAGACCCTTCGCCAGCGTCAGCAACGGCTGGATGCGAAGGTTAATCTGGCGGGCGGCATCAACGAGGATTTTTACCTTGCACAGCTTGCTGCCCTGGGCAGACCAGACGCCACCATCACGCGATACGACAAAAGCACGTTCACCTGCTCATCTGCCTGTACTGACGCGGTGAATGCGCCGGAATGGCGGTATTACTGGCAGGTCAACATGCCAGCCGCCACCAACACCACCTGGATGACATGTGGCGATCCCTGTGATTCCGCACTGCGTATCTGGGGGGACACCGTTGTCGAGTGCGTGCTTAACAAACTCTGCCCGTCGCATACCTACGTAATTTTTAAATATCCGGAGTAATCCATGCATCGTATAGACACGAAAACCGCGCAGAAGGATAAGTTCGGCGCGGGTAAAAACGGTTTTACCCGTGGTAACCCCCAGACTGGCACGCCTGCTACCGATCTGGATGATGACTACTTTGACATGTTGCAGGAAGAGCTTTGTGGCGTGGTGGAGGCATCCGGTGCCAGCCTGGAGAAGGGGCGAAACGACCAGTTGCTTACCGCGCTTCGTGCGCTGCTGTTAAGTCGCAAAAATCCGTTTGGCGATATCAAATCGGACGGCACGGTGAAAACGGCTCTTCAAAACCTTGGTTTGGGAGAAGCGGCAAAACGGGATGTGGGGACAGGGGAAAATCAGATACCGGACATGGCCTCTTTTGCCAGTGGTGATGGATGGATGAAATTACCCAACGGGAAAATCCTGCAATATGGTCGTGGTGCGGTTACGCCGACATTATCGACGCAAACAATGAGAATTACATTCAGCATCCCTTTCCCCAAAAAAGCGGACTGCGCCATGCTTACTCATTCTGGTGATGGCGGTGCGCCTTTAGGCGCTGGGCGAGGGTTCGTGATGACTGCAGAAGGCCCAACGTTAACCGGCTTTAATTCTGCTTACAGAACGTCATCAACCAGCGACACGGTATCGATGAATTACAGTTGGTGGGCTGTTGGTGAGTAATTTTATTCAGGGTGATTTATATGAACGAATATGTTTATAGCGCAAGGCATAATGCTTTTTTCCCTGTGGATATGATTGATAAATATAAATCAGAGGGATGGGATTTATCAGATGCTAAGGAAGTGAATCAAAATATTATCAGTGAGTTTATGGCTGAACCGCCACAAGGAAAAATCCGTATTGCCGGAAATGATGGGCTGCCTGCGTGGGCAGATATTCCTCCACCCACGCATGAAGAGCTTATTGAAATTACTGAATCAGAAAGACAGCTATTAATTAACCAGGCCAACGAATACATGAACAGTAAACAATGGCCCGGTAAAGCCGCTATTGGTCGTCTGAAAGGTGACGAACTGGCGCAATATAATTTGTGGCTGGATTATCTGGACGCACTGGAGCTGGTCGATACTTCCGGTGCGCCAGATATTGAATGGCCTACGCCTCCGGCAGTTCAGGCCAGATGACATCCGGCGCGGTGCTGGTATCTGTTGCCGTCACCGCGTCAATGTAATCCAGCACAGCGTTAAGGCGGGTTGTTTCTGCCTGCGTCAGTTTACGTCCGGCCTGCAATTTCAGCTGAATCAGACTGATGGAGGCCATTGCAGTATCAATCAGCGACTGGCGCTGTGCTTCTGCTGCATCTACTGCTGCGCCGTGCTGTGCCTCGGTATCCGTCACCCATTTCTCACCATCCCATTTATCGTATGGCGTTAACGGGGCGATAGTGGTTGTATTATCAGGGTAATCACCCGGAGCTGTGATTTCTTTTGATTCCCCTGTTTCGGTGCTAAAAACGATTTCACCGCGATGGTCTGGCATATATTCCCATGATTTTAAATCTGCTGAACGGCAGATAGTATAACCAGCCTTATATATACCAGGAGCATCTAAACAGGAATACGCCGGAATACCGACACCCACAACAAGATATTCGGTTGATGTGGAAAGATATTCCTTCGTCTCAGCATCAAAATTATAAACGGTAATGTTTCCTGCCTTTGTAGTAATGAGTTCGCTATTTAATACGGCTTTATTCATCAGGCTGCCCTCACGATATAGTTAAATGCGACGTTGCGCGGCCGGGTTTCAGAACCACCAACCGATACCGTAGAAATTGAATTTGCCGTAATAAGTTCCCCGAAAGCATCAGCCGTAACTACGAACCGACCTCCCGTTGGATCAAAACCTGTTAGCGCATAGTACTTGTCAAACCAGTGCCCATGAGAAGCAAATAAATGGTCTTGAGATGTCAACAAACCACGAGAGGAATCCACCCCGCGCCCATCATCCCATCCACGAATAAATTCACCGCGTAAATCAGGCAATTTATTTGTCGGGTAAGCCTTTGCCAGTTCCGGGTATTCTTCAGCAGAAAAAGCCGCACCATTGCATTTCAGCCAGCCTGTTGGCGGAGTGGCTGAAGGCCACGGAACAGGCACCCCAACAGGTAATGCTGAGCCTTCTCCCAAACCAACGTTTATGAAAATGCAGAAATAACGAGCAAATGGCATCATTCCTGCTTTTGTCAGGGAGATCTACCATGCTTATTGGCTATGTACGTGTGTCAACAAATGACCAGAACACAGATCTACAACGTAATGCGCTGAACTGTGCAGGATGCGAGCTGATTTTTGAAGACAAGATAAGCGGTACAAAGTCCGAAAGGCCGGGACTGAAAAAACTGCTCAGGACATTATCGGCAGGTGACACTCTGGTTGTCTGGAAGCTGGATCGGCTGGGGCGTAGTATGCGGCATCTGGTCATTCTGGTTGAGGAGTTGCGCGAACGTGGCGTTAATTTTCGCAGCCTGACGGATGCTATTGATACCAGCACACCGATGGGGCGTTTTTTCTTTCATATGATGGGTGCCCTGGCTGAAATGGAACGAGAACTGATTGTTGAACGAACAAAAGCTGGACTGGAAGCTGCTCGCGCACAGGGACGAATTGGTGGACGTCGTCCCAAACTTACACCAGAACAATGGGCACAAGCCGGAAGATTAATTGCAGCAGGAACTCCTCGCCAGAAGGTGGCGATTATCTATGATGTGGGTGTATCGACTTTGTATAAGAAGTTTCCGGTCGGAGATAAATGAAACCGTAGCACGTCGTATGCAAGATCGTGCTGCGGTTTATGCTTATCACTTAAAGACTCAAAAATTAGGTGAGTAACGGACCGGGGACATAGCTCCTTTTTTTCTTAATTCATCTGGTATTTTTTTTCCAAGATAAAGATTTGCTATTTCAGGTGGGGCTTCTCGACCTTCAAAACCATAGCGAGAACTTTGTGTTGCCTCAAAGTCAGTATCTTCGTCCCAGTATTTCATCGTAGGGAAATTTTCACGTGTTGATTTGAGCCATTTATCAGCAATGAAAACCCCTCGAACGATCCCCCTTACAGTAGCAAGAATGACTTCTGCTTGGCTGGCGCGAGAGACATTAATGCGCCAGCTAAATCGAACCGCATCATAAAGCTCTGAATCCTTTGCACTTCTGTTAACGGAAATCATTAATGCTTTATGATGAAATGTTATGGTTTCGGGTTGATATGTTGCTATCAACTCTTTGACATGCGCGGCGCCGAATTCATTGCTGCCAGCACCATTCATGATATTCGTTAACCCAGGGTAGGCATCAATAAGTGCTGCTTCAACTTCGTACGCCGTCTTTTCATCAGTCATTCCGTGTCGATGGATGACGTGGATAACTTCAAGTCCTGCTAACCTTATTTCTCTGATTTGCTTTAGCTTGTTGCTCAGTAACTCGTCATCATCAGCCGCTGCCACCTCACCGCGCATATGGGCAAATACGCGGTTACCTTTGCCTTTCCCTACATAGAAGGTGCTTCCGTCCCTAGGATCAATCAATCGGTATACATACCAGCCAAGGTGTTCAATTACTCCAGAAGGAAACTCAGTAATATCCATTTTGCAATATCTGTGAATTATTTGTGAGACGCATATTAATGAACATTGCAAGGGCTCACAACTAGTAGTGTTGAGAAAGCCACCGGGAAAATGAGGCTAACCCTTTGAATTTACATAGCGCAAAAAGATACCTTTCCTCATAATGTGATCTAATTTTATGTTTCGTTTGATGATTGGACCGGTCTCGAAAACCGTAGGCACGTAGTATGCGTTAATTTATGAACAAACTACTTGTCTGCTGTTTTTCTGTCATTAGTCGTATATAGAATGATTCTCTATGCCTAACAAAGCATCACCAGTGCTAGATTACGTTGTAGTCACTGTTTAAATATCCAGATAAAACATTTCCTTCTGGGTTGAATGAGTGATAGAGTTTCACCCATTAGACCCCTTGGAGGAATTATGTCTGAATTTGAAGTGTTGGCACAGCATCTGCTGAAGGAAGCCGAGGCGGAAGAAAAGCTGCGACAGGAAAATGATAAAAAGCTTATCGAGAAAGTGCTGGAAATCTATGATCAGAAGTATGTGGCTGAATTACTGAGAAAAGTCGGAAAAAATGAGTGGAGCCGTGAAACCATTAACCGCTGGATTAATGGCAAGTGTTTACCAAAATCGTTGACTTCAGTAGAAGAGTCTCTTCTGCGTAAGATGCTACCAGAACCACCTGCAAACCATCCGGAATATGCTTTCCGCTTCATTGACTTATTTGCTGGAATTGGAGGGATACGGAAAGGTTTTGAGGCCATTGGAGGCCAGTGTGTTTTTACCAGTGAATGGAATAAAGATGCTGTGCGTACATACAAGGCCAACTGGTTTAACGATGAACAGGTGCATAAATTCAATCTCGATATTCGGGAAGTCACGCTGAGTGATAAAACCGATGTATTGGAAACGGATGCTTATGCATATATTGATGAGCATGTGCCGGATCATGATGTGCTTCTTGCGGGGTTCCCGTGCCAGCCATTTAGCCTTGCTGGTGTTAGTAAGAAAAACTCACTTGGTCGTGCGCATGGTTTTGAATGTGAAGCACAAGGAACACTTTTTTTGACGTGGCACGTATTATACGAGCAAAAAACCGGCAATTTTTGTGCTGGAAAATGTCAAAAATCTGAAGAGCCATGATAAGGGTAAAACTTTCAAAGTCATTATGGAGACCCTTGACGAGCTGGGCTACGAAGTTGCCGATGCTGCAGAAATGGGAAAAAACGATCCAAAGATTATCGATGGGAAGCATTTTTTGCCTCAGCATCGTGAACGCATTGTTCTGGTCGGATTTAGACGAGATCTGAATATTCACAAGGGGTTTACCTTGCGTGATATCAGTCGTTTTTATCCGGAACACCGCCCATCATTTGGTGAATTGCTGGAGCCTGTAGTCGACAGTAAATATATACTTACGCCAAAACTATGGGAGTACCTTTATAACTACGCCAAAAAGCATGCAGCCAAGGGGAATGGTTTTGGCTTTGGGTTGGTCAATCCTGAGAATAAGGAAAGCATTGCACGCACACTTTCTGCCAGATATCACAAAGACGGATCAGAAATTCTTATTGATCGTGGTTGGGATATGGCAACGGGAGAGGCTGACTTTATGAATGAGAGTAACCAGGCTCGTCGACCACGCAGGCTGACTCCCCGAGAGTGCGCACGCCTTATGGGGTTTGAAAAACCTGGAGGGAAACCATTCCGTATTCCGGTTTCAGATACTCAGTCATATCGGCAGTTCGGTAACTCCGTTGTGGTGCCAGTATTTGAAGCCGTTGCCAGACTTCTGGAACCCTATATCCTCAAAGCTGTTTCTGCTGATGCTGGTAAGACTGGGCAGCCTTGAGAACACCTCCCGGCCTTTTAAGCCGGGAGTCAGCCTATGATAGTTCAGCGTAAAGTTCTATCAGCTCAGTAATGAATGCTCCGAGCGTTATTAATTCTTCTCTAACTGCTTCTGGGTATTTTTTATGTAAAGTTGATGGTACAACGAGTCTGACACCCGCATCTTTCATTTCTCGGTATTGTGCTGAAGAAACACCTTCTTGCAGCGTAAATAAATGTACCTGATGGATTTTATCTGCTTCATTCAGTATCTGACGCCAGCGATCTTTGCAGGTGGTCTTTACTGCCAGCATACGTAAGTTTTCTACAGGAAATTCAACGTTATGATATGCCTCTGCTGAAGGAAACAGGAAATCTGGTTTTTTATTACCTTCAGTAACTGCCTGAGTGGAGAAATGCCGTAGTCCGTGCTCGATAAAAAGCTTCTCTAGGTGAAGTTCAAGTGATTTACCTGCCCTTGATTTACGTCGATTACTGACAGAGTTGGCTAATGCAATAAACTCATCTACAGAATCGAATCCTTTCTTAATAATATCAAGAACATGTAATTCCTCGACGAGTAGAAAAATATCATACTCGACACGCCGACGGTCAATCAGTTGCTCATCTGGATCCTTGGAGTTTTTAGCATAATGGCCAGCAGCATATTGAATAATTTCGTTTCCAGAAGGAAAACGCTTCTTCCAGTCTTCAGGAATAACATATTTATGATTTACTGGAGTTTGCTGAAGAGACAATCCGCCCAAAATTTGTCCGGCAGGGCCGGAAATTAGGGTTCCAGGTATGATTTCGCCAATAGCAGACTCGATGATATCCTCTTCATCGGGATTGACGCAGACCCATATATCTACCTCGGAACAGTCAGTGTTCTGTTCGTTTAACCTGAAGGCAAGAATTGTGAGGGCTCCTGTATTTTCAGGGTTCTGTAATGGACTTCCTCTCCCCCAGCGCGTAATTCTTTTTTCGCTTCGGGTCTTACCAAAATAACGGTTGTTGTAATAAATTGCGCGTGCTTGGGTATCAGGGCAATCATGGGATGATACATGCGCAGTAAGGAAGACTGAAGGGTTCAGTTCGCGAGTATGATTGATAGATGGAAAAAGCTTTTCAACGATATTTGAGGGGATATAAAGTCCGACCTGATGGCCACCTGTTGCGCCTGTGTCGTTTGCAGAAAGGCGTTTGATGTAGATAAAGTAATTCCCGCTTGCGATATCAAGCAGCCAGTTATGAAAAACCGACAT